GCAGGATGGTCAAGGTGAAGGTGTTGCCCCGGCAGGTCCGGTGGTGTCGGTCATGCCAGCCGAGGAAGTGCCCATGAACATTGAGGTGAAGCTGACGCTGGCGAGTGATGCAACCTTGGCGGATGTCCGAGCGTTGATCGAACGCGGGGTGACCGCGTATCTGAAACAGCTCGCTTTTGCCGATCCGCTCGTCCGCTACACCCGCATTGCTGCAATCCTGCTAGATATTCCGCCGATTATCGACTATTCGGAGCTTACCGTAAATGGTGTGAGCGACCAGAATATTGAGATGACCGCGAGTCAGGTAGCAGTGCTGGGGACGGTGGATGTACATGAGTAGTCTGCCGGGGGTTGTGGCTTCTACACTCACAAGCCCGAAGGGGAAAGAGTTGTTCTCGTATTTGCCGAGCTATTATGAGACTTCGCGCGTTATGCAGGCGGATATGCAGTCCAAAGGAACCGAGATGGATCTGTTGTATCAGGCGCTGAATGAGACATTGGATCAGTTTTTTGTCCGTACGGCGACGTGGGGATTGGACTTCTGGGAGCAGGAGCTTGGCCTTGAAACGGATCGTCTCAAACCTGTGGACCAGCGGCGTGCCGTGGTGGAATCCAAGCTGCGCGGTGCCGGGACATTTTCCGGCAGGCTGATTGCGAATGTGGCTGAGGCATATGCCGGAGGCAAGGTGGACGTGACGTTTCAACCGGAGGCGTGGAGCTTTACGGTGAGCTTTGTAGATACGATGGGCATTCCGCCCAATATTGATGATCTCAAACGTGCAATTGATGAACTAAAACCGGCCCACATGGCCGTGGAATATGAGTACCGCTATTTGGTGTGGGACGATTTGGATGGAAAACAGGTAACTTGGGATGAACTTGATGCCGCGTCCCTGACATGGAATGAACTGGAGGTGTGGGCATAATGCCACAAGAAACGGATCGACTGAAGTTACCTCTTCCCTTGGGCAACGAGAACGTAACCCGGGAGAGTATTAATGGGATTTTTGAAAAGATTGATGCAGGTGTCGCGACACAGGCCGATTTGGATACGCTTCGTGAAGCGGTGAGCAAGATGGATATTCCCGATGCGTCTTTGACGCAGAAAGGGAAGGTGCAGTTGTCTGATGCGATTAATAGTACTGTGAAGGACAAAGCGGCAACGCCAAGTGCGGTTAAGATGGCATATGACGAGGCAACAGCGGCAAAGCAGCTTGGAGTTGAGCAAAAAAACAACGTGGTAGCCACTCTCAACTCCATCGGTGTATCGGCATCCACAAGTGAGTCATGGGCGCAGTTAATTAACAAGATGTCTGGGGTGATTAAAGCTACTGGAAATGCTGTTCCAGCGCAAGTGCTGGCAGGGGTAAGTTTTAGCAATGCCTCCGCCAATGGACGCACTGGTACAATGCCCAATCGCAGCGCTGAGGACCATCATCAACCAGCAGTTAATTCGACTGTTTGGCCTGGAGATCGTATTTTTTTGATGCCACCCGAAGGCTACTTTAATGGACAATCTTGGGTATATGCCCTTACGCCTGATTTACGACCTGAAAATATCCTTTTTGGTAAAAATATTCTTGGTGTAGTTGGTTCGTTTCTAGGTATTATTCCAGGAGACCATCGGACATTCGGGTATGAGGGACAAGTACAAAAGTGGTTAGAAAACCAATATAAAACTTTTTATAGTATAAAATTCTCGGCTACAGGACGATACAGAATATCCTATACGGCAAATACATCAGGGGGTTATAAAACGTATCGCTCTCGGATTTTTGTAAACGGGTCACCACTAGGAACAGAGCATATTAGTACAGAAGATATGTCTGATATTATATATACGGAAGATTTTTATATTTCCGCTGGTGATACAATACAGTTTATGGGTATGTGTGACAGTGGTGGATGGATTACTATGTTTAATTTTGAAGTAAAATCAAATGTCAGTTTCGTTGGTACTATAGGATAGGGGACTTGTTGAATGATCAAAGTAGAATACAAAGATACATCAGAGAGACAGGAAATTATTGATCAATATAAAGATAAATTCTTGGTTGAAGATCAGATTTTATTTGATGGGAATTTCTTGATTTTTTCAGATGCTAAACCAACACCGCCTATTGTTTATATCAGCGTACCACAGGAAGAATTTGAATCTTTGAAGCAAGAAAGCACAGAGCAAGGCACTTGCGGAACGAGCTGCATTCACAGATGACGTTATTGCTGAAATAGCAATAGAAGTTTATAAATGATTCAGCGCACATTAAAATGGCTTCTCCTTTGTACGGAAGGAGGTATTACTATGGTAGCTATGTTTTTCGCACAACGTATTATTTTCGGGATGTCTCAGTACAAGACAGTTCCAATGTCTTTACATCAACAGGTGGATGCTATTCTGATTGAAAGTGGAGTTGGATTTTTGATTGATTAGTAACTGGCGTACCTATGAGGTGCGCTTTATTTATGTCCTTTGGAGTGGGTAGGGGACTTTTTATTACAAAAAGAGAGAATGCTTTTGTTAGTGTTTGTCGCGTTGGGCTACCTGACAGGGCTTGTGGGAGACATACTTAAGAGAGATATGGGATTGTTTTACACCGTACGTAAGACACTTACTTTTAACATAGTGGCTTCCAGGCATTTGGTGGACGGCATATTAAGTGATGGTCACGTGTTTAGGATAAAGTGGTCATTTATATCGGAAATGAGCCCCGTCCATCATTAAAAATAGAGGCAGCAGGGCAAGCTGATTTCGTTTTTCACACGATCAAGTCTATTTATATAACGTAAGAGGGGATGCTAAACCTTTTTAGATAGGAAAACTAATTTTTACCCTAAGGGAGGTGTACCATGACCACAGACCAATTAACCAAAGCAATTGCAAGCACGCTCAAACAGAATTTCCCTAACATCCCGGTCCACCCTGCAAGTGGCGGCACCACACTCGTTCCAAAAACCCAAGGCCTTACCTATCGCCTGTTGTCAGCCAAACTCACTCGTGAGCGTAGCGATCGGTTCATGCAGTCTCACATCTACGAGATTCGTTGGCTGGATGCGGATAACATTCCGGAAGACCTGCCAGACAGGTTCTTTGAAGCACTAGAGACGATTGAAGGCGAGGGAATGCCTTATAGGGCGACAGAGCTGCGATGGAAAACGTGGGGAGAGATACCCAAACTGTGGGTGTATTACGCGATACGAACCACCAAAGTGTCGAAGTCCTCCAGTCCAATGCAACATCTGGAACGGCGGCCAACTGCATTGAAATCGCCATACGAATGACTTTTATGTTCAGACTAACATATAAACAAAACGGAGAGGACAGAAATAACCTGAAGAAGCGGAGCGTGCGCCTTAATCCCCGGATTTTCCCCTTTAAAAAAGGGAATCAAAAAAATCTAGGGATAACAGCGATCGGAAGGTTGTTCTGTACTTGGAGTGGCCAGTGTAAATATTCTTTAGCTGAGCTTAACTAATCAAATGAGGGGATAACCATGAAAGGAATGGGAGGCGTATTAGCGATGTTTACGAAGAAAGAAGCGGAGAATAAATTCCCGAAAAGCAGCCAGAACATCGACCAAAACATCGATCTGAAATACAGCAAAGCACAGTTCGCTGAATCCCGGCAGTTGAGCCGGATAGAGAAAGACATTCTGGCAGCGGTGCTGCTGGAAAAAGAGACATACATGATAGAAGAAGCAGAGCAACACATCAAACAATTTATGAATGGGGAGGCACAATAATGGCTGGAGGAACATGGACGACACAAAACAAGGTACGCCCCGGCGTATATATGAATTTTGCATCAGAGGGCTCGTTACCAGGTACGGTAGGGGAGCGGGGAACAGTGGCTTTGGCACTCCCATTGTCATGGGGACAAGCAGGTACAATTCTGGCCATACAGGCGGGTGAAGATGTACAAGCCAAATTGGGCTATGACTGGACAGCACCGCAAATGCTCCTGATTCGAGAGGCATTGAAACGGGCACAAACATTGCTTCTATATCGTCTGAATGCAGGGACGCAGGCCAAGGCCACGCTAGGAGAACTTACGGTAACAGCCCAACACGGCGGCGTGCGAGGGAATGATCTGGCGGTTGTGATCTCAGCAAATATCAATCATCCGGACCAGTTCGATGTTACAACTCTGCTTTCAAATAAAGAAGTGGATAAACAAACGGTGTCCACCATTGAAGAGTTGGAATCCAACGCATACGTTACTTTCACTGGCGAAGGTACCCTCACAACAACTGCTTCACTTCCACTAACAGGTGGATTGGATGGCACAGCAACGAACCAGGAGCATGCAGATTTCCTAACCAAGCTGGAAGTGCTGGATTTCAACACTGTGGGACTGATCTCAGACGATGCTACCCTCAAATCTGTGTACACAGCATCCATCAAGCGTTTGCGCGACACGGAGGGTAAGAAGGTACAGCTGGTGCTGGCAGATTATCCGGCTGCGGATCACGAAGGTGTGATTAGCGTCAAAAATGGCGTTGTGCTCGCAGACGGTACCGTTCTCTCCCCCAAACAAACGGTAGCTTGGACAGCCGGAGCAACAGCTGGTGCCAATCTGAATGAATCCCTGACCTTCCGTGCCTATGACGACGCTGTGGATGTGAATGGTCGATTGACACACAGCGAGACAGAAGCGGCACTGCGTAATGGTGAGTTTGTCTTTACAGCGAGCAGTAACCGGGCTGTGGTAGAGCAGGATGTAAACACGTTCCGTTCCGTGACACCGGATAAAGCACGTCATTTTGCCAAAAACCGTGTTGTCCGTGTGCTGGATGGCATTGCCAACGACATGAAACGAATTTTCGAGTCCTATTACATCGGCAAAGTGAACAACAACGAAGATGGGCGCAGCCTGTTCCGTTCCCAATGCGTGACCTACCTGAAGCAGCTGCAGGATATCGGGGCGATTCAGAATTTTGACTCCAACACAGATATCACTGTGACTCCGGGAAATGAAACGGACAGTATCGTGATCGAGATTCAGGTCCAGCCTGTGGATTCCGTTGAAAAAGTATACATGAAAGTGAAGGTGGTTTAAGATGGCATTTTTGAAAGCAAGCGATACGATCTCCGGCCAGGAAGGCCGCGCATACGCAACGATTAACGGACAGACGGAAGAAATGTTCTACGTGAAGACGCTGGAAGCAACGGTGGAGAAGCAAAAAGCAGAGGTTAAAACACTCGGCCGCCGCGGCGTTCAGCACAAAGCAACCGGTTGGTCCGGCTCGGGTTCCATGACAATCTTTTATACAACATCCCGTTTCCGTGAGCTGATGCTCCAGTACATGCAAAATGGTGTGGACACCTACTTTGACATTGAAGTGACCAACGAAGATCCTTCGTCTACCATTGGTAAACAGACGGTGACCCTCAAAGGCGTCAATCTTGACAGTGTAATCATGGCATCCCTGGATACCGAGGCCGAGGCGCTGGAGGAAGAAGTGAGCTTTACCTTTGAAGATGTCGATATGCCTGTATCGTTTAACTTGCCGAAGTGATTTTTGAAGTAGCAAACATATTAACCATAGAACTATAACAAGTTTAACTTTAGCGGCGGGTTTGTAAAATAAACCTGTTCAACTTGCCTGTGTTACGGGCTATTTGGCGTGTCCAAATTCAGTTGCAATCTCTCTTCGTTCGAAGGTGAGCATTACATTAACAGTACATTACACTTGCTCTTCGCCGCTGTTTGCGGTGGGGAGCCTAACTTTTGAGGAGGAACGAACAATGAGTGGATTGAGTATGTTTTTTGCGCAAAATGCAGCGTCGGATACTACAGAGGAGTTTATCGTATCTCCCCGTTTTAAGGATGAGAAGGGCGAACCGGTTGCCTGGAAACTGCGCAGCATGACCGAGGACGAGAACCAGGAATGCCGCAAAGCGGCAACTCGCAAGATCAAGGGTAAGAACGGTGTCTACACACCCGACATTGATGCCAACGATTATATGGCCCGTCTGATGAGTGCCAGCGTGGTCTATCCTGATTTGAAAAATGCAGAACTTCAGCGCTCGTATGGCGTGATGGGTGCGGAATCGCTATTGCGGAAAATGCTGTTGCCTGGGGAATTCGCTGCTCTCGGCGAACAGGTCCAGAAGCTGAACGGCTTCAATCAGGACATGAACGAACTGGTGGATGACGTAAAAAACTAATTAAAGAGGGCGATTCGGAAGCCAATCTGGCTTATTACGCTCTCCATGAATTGAACATTCTCCCGCATGAGCTGATGGCATTCTCCGCGCGAGAACGAGCGGCGATATACGCCATGATCTCCATCCGGGTGGAGGAAGAGAAGAAAGAGCGGTCCAAGAACCGTGCAAGGAAAAAATAAAGGGGAAAGGAGGGAGAAATGAATGTATGCCATGTTTGCAAGACTGTATCTGATGTCAAACAAAATGGTTCAGCAGTTTCAAAATCTGCCTGTAGTGATCAATTCGGTATTCAATCCTGGAAATCTGAGCAGAATTCAGCTTGCAGGTAACCTATTGAGAGGCGTGTCAGAAGAACAGGCTAAAGTAAATGCCTCATTTGCGGAAGGTGCTCAGAGGGTAAAAGCTTGGATCGGTATGATCAAATCAGCAGGGCAAACTGTTCTTGTTCCAGCAGCGCAGGAAGAAGATTTAAAACAACGTTACATGGCCGCGACTGGAAACGATGCGCAGGGTGAGACGATATTTAATCGTTATCGCGCGGAAGCTTTTAAAAGTGGACAAAATGTCACAGATGCTCTGAAGGGAGCACTATCATTCATACCGCATGCTCAGAATACGGATCAGGTTGATCAACTCAGAGATATGTCTAAACGGTTAAGCATGCTTTCTCCAGATGGGAAAAGTGTGTCGGATGCATCCAGTGCATTGGTAGCTGCGATGAATGGAAATAACGGTGAACTTGCCAAATCCTTCAGCATTCCCGCTGAAGTGCTGAATGGGGCAGGCTTACAGAAAAATATTGAAGCATCGGATCTGGATGGGTTCATCCAGAAACTTGATGTTATTCTGCAAAAACAAGGCTACACCCAACAGGCTTTTGATACCATGTTGGACTCACCACTCCAGAAGTGGAATGCACTTGTGAATCAGTTCAATGGGGTACTGGGTCAGATCGGGCAAGCAGCACTTGTTGCTTTAACGCCATTGCTTGATCGTTTGAACGAAGCCTTCGCGAACGGAGAATTTACCGTCATTATCGGTTGGATTAGTAACGCTTTTACGATTGCTGCAAACGCACTAACCATGTTAGTGAACGGGATTTTGTTTTTGGCAGGTGTGATACAACAAAACTGGGATATTATACAGCCTATACTAATGGCACTCGCTATTGTTGTTCTGGCTCTTGTTATTGCGCAAGTCTACAGTCTCGTTGCTGCGTGGTTGTTGCTAAATTGGCCGATCCTGCTCGCCATTGCTGCAATTGCGGCGATTATTGGCGTTCTGAATCTGATGGGGATATCAGGTACACAGATATTGGGAGCGATCATTGGTACATTTATGATGTTGGCTGAGAGAGTCAGGGTGGTTGTTGCGACAATATGGAACCTCTTTGCTATATTAGGGGATTTTCTAATTAATCTATTTATAGATCCTGTCTATGCCATCCAAAAGCTATTCTATGATTTGGGCATGTTCATTTTGCAAATCTTCTATAATGTGATGTTAGGTATAGAGGATTTTCTTAATAAAGCTGTAGGTGCAATAGGGAGCGTAGCCTCCTTTATCAATAAAACTTTTGGTACGAACTTAACCGTGATGTCCGAATCGGATATCAAAATTGGCAGTAATACTGCCAAGGAATGGATGGATACGCTAGAGTCATGGGAACCGCAAAGTGATAAAAATGTATTCCATTCAATGAGGATGGATGGACAGTACAATCCTGATGCGTATGGAAAAGGACCGGAGATGGCGGAGAAGTTGCTTTCCGGTTTTTCAACGGGTTCAAAAGCAGATTCCAAAGAAACAGGTTTACCTGGGAACTTTGGCGGCTTTACTCCCAAAACACCTTCCATGCCAACCATCCCAACTGCACCTGCTCCCGCTATAGTCCCAAATAACAACATGAGCAACATTAACAAAATCAACAATATCGGACAGGTGGACAAAATCGGAGATGTGGATGGCACGGTGGATGTGACCAGTGAAGATCTGAAACTGATGCGTGAGCTTGCAGAGATGCAGGCTATTCAGCGATTCGTCAGTCTGACGCCAACCATTCAGGTCACCACAGGAGATATTAACAGCGGACATGACGTTGACAGTATTATCAGCAAAATCACTGATGGACTTAACAGTCAAATTGTCTCCAGTGCTCAGGGGGTGTACGGTTAATGGAATACTA